TCAACGTCGGCAAGTATTGAGAGCTTGAGCGTTCTACTTTGCGCAACCATTAAAACTCCTTGAGGATCTTGTCAAAAGCATTTTCCCACTTGGCAATGATTTCAGGCTGAATGGCGCGCAAAGTTGGATAAATAAACCAGCCGTTAGATCCTCGACCTTTTGGCCCTGACCCTGACCAAATTGGAAATTGCTTGTATTTGTTAGATCCAAACTCATTGCCGCCCCAAAGCTGTTGCGTTGTGCCGCCGCCTGAGAACTTTTGCCCGGCAAAGCCAAAAGACAACTCGCCAATTTTTGATGACTTTGAAACTCTTGATCCGCGAGCAATCTTTTCAGCTGCGCGGCCTCGACCTGTTGCAGTGCCGATAATTTTGTCTTGAGCGAACTCAGCCAAAGCGCCTGAGGCAATTTTTGCCTGAGCTGTGGCCTGCTCGTCCATTGCCTTGAAAGCGCCTAAGACGCGACGTAGATCAGCCTTGTCGTAGGCAATCTCAACGCTGTCGCTCATGCTGCTCCTTCAATATCTCAAAAGCTGTGTAAATCTGCTCCGCCGTCTGCCACTCGCTCATTGGTATCCCAGTCGCTAGGGCTAAGTCAACCAGTATGCGATTTACGCTTCCGGCGGCGTAGCTTTTGGGAGAACTTCACCGACTGTCACGTCAGCGACCGTTTCGCACCAAATTTCAAAGCCTTTGATTGGCTTGCCACCAGCTTCGCGCTTCATTGCATTCCACGCAAGAAAGAGAAGATCCGCAATCCCTATCTTGTCTTGTGCTTGTGAAATGGTCTGACCTGTCTTGTTCTCCCACTTCGCCCACTCGGGCGGTTGCGCGGTATATGTACCGAACTCGCCTGAGACGTACTCGATTGTGATTGGCAGTTTCATTGTGTGCTCCCGTTTCTTCTTCTTTTAGCTGAATGTAGCTACTGGTGTGGTTGAGCAAAGCATTGCCCATGAGTCGGTTTGTGCGTCCGGTGCTGCGCCGCCAGCTGTAGGTGCTACTGGAAAAGCGTTGCCTGCAAAGACTGCGCCGGTTGCAGTGGTCAAGCTGAATGCAAGAGCTGTATTTGGTGAGGTTGTAAAAGCTGTCCACATTGCTTCAAATAGTGATGAGGCAACGCCCCAGTCTGAAAGAAGCTCAAGGTTGAGTGTCCACTGATCGTCAATGTGCTTGTAAGCCTTGCCGTCCAGTGTTTGATATGTAGTAATTACAGGCGCGTTGACCAGTGTGACTGACGTGGCTTGCGCGTCATAGTTGACTGTCGCAAGTGTCAAGGTTATGTCGCGACCAGTGACTATTGTTGTTGCCATTTGATTTTCTCCTTAGATTGTCTGTTGTGTGTAGTAAGTGCTGACCGCGAGATCCGCCACTAATAGGTTAGAAGCTCCTACGGATTGCACCGTCGGACGCTGTACGTCTCCGACTGTGTAACCTGCAGGCATTGCGCCCATAATCGCAATAATGAGTTGCTCAAGGTTATCGAGTGCGCCGGCTGTGTTGTTATAGGCGACGGCGGCAGTAACCACAAAGTTAATTTTGACACGTATTTGGCTTTTGCCAATTGTCGTAGTTTCAAAGTACGGCGCGTCCGGCACGATTACGCAGGCTGGCGGAATGACGGCCTCAGGCGGTGAGCTGTAGACGGAAGCTGAGACGCCTGCCAAAGCTGTGGCAAGTGTGCCGCGGACGTCGATCGCGATTGAAGTTGGCGTAGGCATTTACATGGCCATTGTTGAAACGTCAATGTAATTGCCTAAAAGGCCAATGACTCGGTTTTGTAAGCTGCGACCCATTCTGAAAGGCGACGGCGTAAAGTCCACGCCCTCAATCTGACCACCAGGCGCAACCACACTCTGAAATATCTCAACGCTGACAATGGTCACAGCTTGTTCAACTGCGTCAGTAGTTGCATAGAGTGTGGCCGCGTTTGCCCCGGATAGGTACGCAACGCCAGCCGGTATTACTGGACGGAAAGTTATATCGGCATTTGTAACGGCTGCAGTAAAGTAAAAATAAGGCGCTGGATAAGCAAAAGGCAGATATGGAAATGGATCATAGTAATTTGATGTAACCGTCATTGTGCCGTTAAAAGTAGCAGGAACGCAGCCGGTAATTACAACACTTTGGCCAGCCACAAATGTGTTTGGCTTTTGTGTTATGTAATATGCGACATTGTTTTGTAGATACACAGCTGCGACGGCATTTTGGTTTGCAGTAAGCAATGGCAAAATGACTTGCTCGCTTGAGTTGATTATTGAGTCAAGGTAAGCGTCAGAATATAAAGCGACAGAGACGCCCAACACTGTTCGAAGCTGTGAAGCTGTGATAATGCTAGGCATCTCTGTCCTTTCGTGTTCGACTGGCCTAGATACGGGAGCGCACCTAGGCCATGCTTATTTTTAGGTTAGGTTGAAGCGACGTAGGCCACCGGCAAAGACGGCCTGTGCTGCAATGTAACCATAGAGTGAAATTTCAATCTCGCCTGTTGTTGGCACGTTTGTGGCCAATGTAAGCGCAGGAGATTCGAAAATCTCGATTGAGCGTGGTTCGATAATGAATGCTGACTCGTCAATTGAAGTTGCAACCATGTTTGGATCTACATAGTAATCAAGTCCAAGCACATTCCCACGAATACTTGTAGGGATTGCAGACCCGGCGTTGTTCATAGGATTGCCAGCATTGTAAATTGGACGCCCTGTTGTATCTGTTGCGCCAAGCAAGGTTGTCCAGATAGAAGTACCAGATACAAATGACTTTGCTGTGCGCTTTGTCGCTGTGTATGCAGCTGGTGCTTCTGTCGATACGAATGAAATCAAACCAGCTGAGTCAGCTGCGGTTGCTGTTGCCTGTGTACCGCCTGCAGTAATTTGTGCAATTACATACTGGTCAGTTGCTTGAGCATACGCGTCGCGTAAATTTGCAAGCATAATTTCATAAAATGATGGATCGCTGCGATCAAGAAGCTCCACGCTGTAGCGCTGGAATCCCATTTTCTTAATGACTGTCGCATTTACATAACTTGAAGTAATCGCGGTCGTTCCTGTTGGATCTCCACCTTCGGCAACTGTCGCAGCTGTCGAGTTAGCAGTGATTTTAGGGATTGACACTGTCATGCCATAAGTTGAAAGCGGACGTGTGCCGCCGCAAGCTTCAATGACTGGACGATCAGCATTTGTGTTTTGAGCAACGTCGCGCACGTATGAAACTGGTGAGAACGCTGGATTTGTTGTGAAGCTGTCATCTGCTGCCTTGATGTATTGGCGTGAGTCCTCGTTGCCGAGTCCTGCCTTGATTGTGTGTTCAAGGTATGCGCCACCTGTTGTGATAGGTGAACGTGGTGATGTGAAATAGAGCGGGCGTGAAGCCTCGACCTTTTCGACTTTGGAAGCCTCAACCGTTTCGGCTGCGACTTCTGGAACGGCTGTAGGTGTTTCCACTTTCGTTTCTCCTTCGGTTGATTGTTCCTCTGTCTCCGGTTCGGATTCAGAATTGTTGTTTTCACTAGCTGCAATTTCAACCTTTGCTGAGGCAATGGCCGGATCTGTGACTAGAGAAACTTCTTTTAGAGCACTTGCGCTGACTACCAAAACGCCGTCAACGTTTTTGTACTTCTGAGCAATCACGCCAACGCTAAAGCCGTCGCGTAATCCGGTGCTTGCCTCGACCAATGCGTCAGATCCTGCTGTTGTCTGGCCAATTGAAAACGTTGCATAAATTCCTTGGTCGTCCTCGGTGTAGTCTTTAAGAAATCCAATTGGACTTTCGCGGCGGTGCTCAAGTAAAAGTTTTGTAGTTTTGCCCAAAGTGATTGAACCTTTTTCAAACTTAGTGCTTCCAGAGCTTGTGACGCCTTCTTCATTCCACGTGACAATGCGGCCGGATAGTTCGCGCTTTGGAAAATCTGCGGCCTCGACTTTGATTGAAAAGTCCATTTTGATTGGTTTTTGTATGCTGTAGGTCATCTGATCATCTCTTCTTCTAGTCGGATTTCATCTGAGGTTAAAGCGCCAATGTCGTACAGGATTTTGTAAACGTCTGCGCGCTCTTTGGCTGATCCGCGCAAATAATCGTCTAGGTCAAATTTAACTTCTTGGCTTGCCGGTACAAAGTCATTTGCCATGCCAGTCATTGACAAACGTTCTTCTATAGCGCACATGATTGGACGCAAAGAGAAGTCCAGTAAAGATTGACGGGCCAATGTGGCGTTGCTGTATGTCATGCTTGATCCTGATTCAGCGTCTACATAATACGCCGGAATGCCAGTGACTCGCGCTAATTCCGTTGATACGTATGAACGGGCTTGATTTAGCTGTAACTTTTCAGGGTCAAAGCCAAGTGTTTGTAATTCAACGTCGGCATTAAGAAAAGCCGTTGCGCGATTGCGACGAGCTTGGCCCCAGGATTCGAGCAACTTAGCAATACGATCTGCCGGCAATGCAACGCCGTTTGATTTCAAAACCATTGTAGGCACAGGCTCGCGCGCGTACATTGTTGCGGCACGCTCTAATTCTGCGCCGGCTTTAATTGTGCGTCCTGCACGATTCAAAATGCCCTCGTCAACGCCGTAGAAAACTGCCAAAGCGCCAACGCCCTCGTAAGGCACTGGAATTGAGTCGACGCAATAATATTCAATCTCTGTGCCGTTGGCATTTGTTTTGATTGTCACGCGTGTAGGGTCAATGCGTTCAGCGCTGCGAATGCGATATGTGTCAGCATAAATTTCTAAAATTCTCATGTAACCGTAACCGTAGAGAAGCAAGTCCTCCGCAAGCCACGCATAAGTTGCAAAGCCCGGCACACGTGGATCAGGTTGATTTATTACTTTCGGCGGTGACTCAACTCGCGCGCCGTCTTGCTTTGTGCGCACCTTGAGCGGAATGCTGGCGACGCTTGAAGAAATAATATTTCTTGCGCGAGCACACGTTGGCACTGACATAAATTCAACGCGTGAAGCTGTAATGCCTGCAACGCCGTAAATATTGTAGAGCGAGCTAGTCACATTTACTGGCGCAAGTGAAGCTTCAATGTCAGAGGACGCCACAGGCGCTTCCGTTGTGATCGTGCGTGAAAATAGACCCATAGGCCGAAGTGTAAAGGTTGCGTATACACTTACGCTGAGAAAATGTCTATCTCCATTTCAGGGCGTGTCGCAAAGTGTGTCGCCAAGGCCGAGGCCACAGCTGCGCAGACCGCAACGCTTGAGGCGCGCCGTCCGATAATCCAGCCGCCGTCGCCCATAGGTAATCGAACCGCCGATAGTATCTGCTTGGATAATTCTGCCTGTTTGCCATGGATCAGACGCTTTGAAGTGATTGCTCCCAATAATTCGTCACAGGATTGTCCGTACAACGCCCCGTCAATGTCAATGATTGGAATTCCGGCCGGTGCTAGGCGCGCAGCTATTGCAGAGCTTGTCCTCTTGCTAAATGCCACATATTCAACAGGATACTTGCGAGCGTAAGGCGCAACGTCGTTGGCAATAGCTTTATCGTCCAGCGAAATCGGATTGTGCCAAGTGTGCAGCAACTTAATGACAAAAGTGTCGTCCGGATTTTTCTGAGCTGCGACTAATGCACAATCTCGACGATCCGGTGAAGAGTCAAGCCCGAACCACGTCAGCTTGTCAGGATCTAGCTCGACCTCAGCGCCGCCGCATTCGTTCCATTCCTTAGCTGGTATCGCTCCGGAAATTGTGTTGACCCATCTGCACAATACCTCGGTTTGGACAACGTCAGGCGGATCGTTGAGCACTGCCCGAATATTGTCTGCGTGAATTGTGTGGCCAAGCGCCGGATTGCTTGCGACCCAGTTTTTTTCGTCGGTAATCTTGTCCGAATAGGCAGACCATTCAAAGTAAGCAATGTCGTCATCTGATCCTGCAGCGCTAGACATTCCTCGATCTCTCAGCTGGTTGAGAATTAAGCTGTGCTGATCACCGGCATTGGAAAACGTCCATAAAGACGGATTGACCGCGGCCATCATGGTGTATCTCATGGCCGACCACGCCTCTGTGTCTTTCAGCTGACGCGTCTCGTCCATGTAGACCGTCTCAGGCTTGGCAAATCCGCGAGCAGCTGCGTTGGCTGCCTTGACCACGTAGCGCGCTCCTGATTTGAGCTGAATTTCTTCCGATCCATGCGCCCAGCGTATTTTCTGAACTTGCTTGGCTAGTGATTCATTGCTCTCAATGATATTTACAATGTGCCGGAAAGTCTCAAGTGACGTGGTCAGCACGTGAGCACTGCCCAGCTGTAGTGGTTCATTCCACAAAAACATTCTTGCAAGAATGCTCATCTCCATAATTGTGCTCTTACCATTTTGCCGAGCCGCAACGATTACCACGACCGGGTGTTTCCACCGGCCGTCAGGCTTGACCTTCATAGCGTGTTCAAAGACAAACTTTTGCCAAGGCATAAGCTCAATGCCGATAGAAGCTGCAAAATCTATGACTTCATGCCCTCTAGACGGCAAATCATTGAGCGCTGAGTTTGGATCTAACAAATACAAGCAATTTCCAATTTGGTCAGGGTCAGGGCCAAAAGGTCGAGGATCTAACGGCTGGTTTATTTATCCAACTTTGCGCGCCATTCAGCCTGAAATCATT